TTAATTTATCCTGTGCTGTATCTTCATAAACAGGACCCATCCATCTCCAAAGTACCGTTCTATCTCCATCAGGTGCAAGTCCTACAACGCCATCTGGTGTCTCTTGTTTTTCTATTGCCTCTTGAATCGCAGCCTGTATTTTTTCCTCATATTTAGTTTTATCTTTATCATATTTTTGTAATGCTTTTTCTAACTCTTCTGGATCTTCAGACTTTTCAGGAGGCACTGGATATTTTATACCTGCAGAAAAAGCAAGAGATTTTCTAAAAATTTGTTCTTCTTGATAAATAATTAATTCGAAAACTCTACAAATCCCATATTGATAAATTTGTAAACATTTCTTTTTAGCTGTAGCACTGACTCGACCATATGCTGATTTAATCTCAGTCGCGGTTACATTTGTAATACTTAAATCATCAATACCACCTAAAGCTAATCTTATTTCACTTCTTAACTGTTCTGTATATCTAGCTTGATCTGAACCTACAGGATTAGGTGTAATAAAACCAACACGGTCTGAAGGCTCTAAATTAGCAATAACTCTTGGCACTCTCATTCCACTACCTGGTTTTCCGGCATACCCAGGTTGTGATCTTGTTACAGGATCAGATTTATATGTTGAACTAAATAAATCAACATTTGAACTAAAACCCGATTGACTAGATATACTTGGTCTTTGTGCAGTTTCAGCGTCGCTTTCTACAATGTCTTGTTTGGGTCTAGATGAAAGAAGAGTTGGGTTACCAAAAAATGATAAATTTGCTCTAATATTTTTTACCATTTCATCATGAGCAACAATTTGATTAGCTAAAAATTCAAATTCACCTGCTCCTTCAGTTCCAAATGCATCAGGATTATTAAATACTTCTACACAAGGAATAAACTCCATAGTGTTCTCAACAGTCTTTTTATCAAAAGATGCAAAAGTTGTACTTTCTTGATCAAATTTTAATTCTTGCTCACTATGAATCTCTTCTATTTCTTTCGCAGTAATCTTTAATCTCATATATCTTTTATCTGTATTTAAACCAACCCCAGAAAAACCTTTAGAAGATTTAACCTTATATGGATAAATAACTACAACTTCTTCAAGTTCCCCTTCTGGAGAATAATATGATCTATAAGAATCTTTATTAAACCAATAAATTCTATATGATTTTTTTGTAGGTCTTATATAAAATAATCCTTTCCCATAAACTAAAAATCTATCCCATATTGCATCAAGTCTTGCATCTAATTGATTAAATTTTATTACTTGCTGTATAAAATCAAATCTCTGAGTTCCAAGGTTATCTTGAGCTGGATAAAACTCAACTCCTTGTCTTATACCAAACATCTTCATTTGGGATAAGTGAGAACTAATAAGCATAGTGTCTGCAGTTCCCTTACCGTCCCTTGTAATGACGGATTTGATCATATCCTCTAGAATCGATTTGCTATTGCTTTCACTCATTAGATTAAGAACTCAGTTTACTGATCAATGGTGTATCCAGCGTGAATACGTTTTAAGGTAATCACATCTCCTTCACATTCTACTTCAAACCTTTCATTAGGTTCAAGTGCCATATCATGGCATAGCTCATCAGGAAGAGAAATTACAGCAGATCCGTAAGCATCTTGCTCTAATTCAATTTTGTAATACGTAGTTGCCATTGTTTGTTGATAATAATAGTTTAATTGGTCAATACTCTAACTCAAGTTTTCCACGAGTCATTAACCCATTACATAGCCACACTAAAGCATCTACACAATCATCATGTGAGCTAACCCCAAAATTTATAATCTCATCTGTTAAAGGTCCCATCTTTCTAAATTTATTAAAAATTATTTTTCTTTGTTCAAAAAGCCCCATAATTCCTCGGAATCTTGCAACTTTATCACCACGAAAACCTTTAACAGGATGCCAAATTAAATTATATAAACCTTGATCCTGTAAACAAATTCTTTTAAAATCAGCTTCTAATGATGCTTGATAGGCTACTGCTTCTGACCATACATCAATAGAACTTCCTGTAGGGAAATAGTTTTTCCCATCTTTATGAATTATTCCCCATTCCTCCATCATTTCCATCAAAAGTTCTAATTTTTCTAAATTCCCCATAACTCTTACTCTTTTACAATCAATAATATGAATTTTATCTTTTACTCTTCCACCCATAACAAAAACTGTATAGTCATTTTGTTCTCGTACTCCAGCAGATAAATCAACCCCAACTCCTAAAGAATCAAATTCAGTAGATATAGTTCCTTTAACAATCAAATCTGGAGAAAGAGATAATTCACTTGTTTGAACAATTTGATTTTGATATTGAAAACTAAAAGCTACCGGTGCAATTCTTCTTCGATCACTAAGGTAATCAAGTGACCACATCTCCGGCCAGTAAGATATTTCTTCACCTTCTTTATCTACCGTAATAGCTGATTGAACTATTTGTTTCCAACCACTAGAGGGTAAAAATGTAGTGTTGTGAATATCGTCATGTCTAAATCTAGTTCCTAAACAGATAGCTCTTGCACCTTCAAACATTGTAGGAACAATAACGGCATTCCAATTATCTTCCATAGCCTGACGTATATCTTTATTTTTAATATCATCAGCACTTTTTATTGCGTCATCAATTATGCAAAGATGTGATCTTTTAGAAGTAACAGCACCTTTTAGTCCTGCACAACAAACACTAAATTCTTCTTCACCAGTAGATTTTATTCCTGCAAACTTCCAATCTATACTCCAATATTCATTTGAATTAATTCCTTTAGCAATTTTGACCGTTGGAAAAATTTCTTTATAAATTTTACTTTCTTCAATAATTCTTTTAATTGCTGCACTTTTTGGTCTAGCTACATCAACCGTATAAGATATATATAAAATTTTTAAAGGTAACTTATTTAAGGCATGAACCCCAATAGCCCAAGCTGTATATAAACCTAATACTGTAGATTTAGCAGAACCTCTTGGAGCAAGAATATCTATATTGGGGCCAGCTATACCTTTAAGGCAAATACTGTCATCATTTGTACAAAGATATTTATGCCATTCAAGGTGATGTTTTGCAGGAGGTTTTCCCCCTACAACATCACAAAAATATGCAAAATTTTTTCTAGCCTTTTCTACATCAACATTAGAAGTTTTTTTAACAACTTGTTGTTTTGCAGCTGCTCTGGCTGTGCGTCTGTAAACGCTATAAATGCTTGTACCTGCCATGTTCGTAGCATAGCGTATTTTGTCTTAAGATTCTTCTTGAAGTATTTTTGTCCACACTCCCATAGAAGCTTCTTGTAATGGACCTTCAATCGGATCATCTCGAAAGATAGATAACATTTCTCTTAATGCCCGATCAGCCCCAGCAAGAATTAATCCTTGTTTATCCATAAGAACTTTTTTATCGTCAATTTGTTTTATTGCTCCACGTAATTCTTTTTGTAACATTGCAATCCTGGCAGCTCCCATGTCTTGTTTAACTAATCCCATATCAATAGCCTGTCTTAGTTTCGCAATATCCTCACGCATATTATCTATTTCTACTTCTAAAACTTGATTAAAATTTCTTTTTTTAAATTGTTTTTCAGACCATTTATTACATTCCACTATCGTCCCTTGAAATCCTAAAAATCTCGAAAATAAATATATCTGTACTGGGGAAGCTGTTTTTTTACAAAACTCAAAAAAGGACTCACGATCTTTGTTATTTAAAGATTGAATCCACTCCTTCATACTCGATATGCTCCTCGTGCTTGTTCAAAGTCTCTATTCTCTTTATAGCGTCTAAACATTTCTCTTTGCAAGTCTGAGGTTCTTTGCTGTTCACCTGCAGTCCTTAGTCTTGCCCTTTCTTCTATACCTCTTCTAGCTTCAGATAAACGCTCTTGCTCTCCTCTTATACCAATTTGTCTTTCTTGACCTCCCAGTAAATCTGCTTGTGTCAATCTTCTTTGAGCACCAGTTGTTTCAATACCTAATCTTTCTTGCTGACCTCTGACGGCTTCAGATAAACGTTGCTGTTGACCAGTTTCTCCAATACCGAGTCTCTGTTGTTGACCTCTTACAGCTTCACTCAAACGTTCCTGAGCCCCAGTAGTCTCAATACCTAAACGTTGCTGTTGGCCTCTAACAGCTTCTGATAGACGCTCTTGGGCTCCTGTTTCTCCAATGCCAAGCCTTTGTTGTGCTCCAGTGGTTTCAATTCCTAACCGTTGTTGCTGACCTCTAACAGCTTCTGATAGGCGTTCCTGTGCACCAGTCTCACCAATACCTAACCTTTGCTGTTGACCTCTAACAGCTTCTGATAAACGTTCCTGTGCACCAGTTTCTCCAATGCCAAGCCTCTGTTGAGCTCCGGTTTCTGCAATACCTAAACGTTGCTGCTGACCCCTAACAGCTTCTGATAGACGCTCTTGAGCTCCTGTTTCACCAATTCCAAGCCTCTGCTGCTGACCTCTTACAGCCTCAGACAAACGTTCCTGAGCTCCTGTTTCTCCAATTCCAAGCCTCTGCTGCTGACCTCTGACAGCCTCAGACAAACGTTCTTCAGTTCCTCTTGCTCCAATTTGTCTTTCTTGTCCTGCTAATAAATCTGCTTGTGTCAATCTTCTTTGAACACCAGTTTCACCAATTCCTAATCTTTCCTGAGCCCCAGTAGTCTCAATACCTAAACGTTGCTGCTGACCCCTAACAGCTTCAGATAGACGTTCTTGAGCTGCACCTGTTTCTATTCCTAAACGCTGTTGAGCACCAGTTTCTGCAATACCTAATCTTTGTTCCTGACCCCTAACAGCTTCTGATAGACGCTCTTGGGCTCCGGTTGTTTCTATTCCTAAACGCTGTTGAGCACCAGTCTCACCAATACCAAGCCTCTGTTGTTGACCTCTGACGGCTTCTGATAGACGTTCTTGAGCACCTGTTTCTCCAATACCAAGTCTCTGTTGAGCACCAGTTTCTGCAATACCTAATCTTTGTTCCTGACCCCTAACAGCTTCTGATAAACGTTCCTGTGCACCAGTCTCACCAATGCCTAACCTCTGTTGTTGACCTCTTACAGCTTCGGACAAACGTTCCTGAGCTCCACCTGTCTCTAGTCTTAAACGTTCCTGAGCTCCGGTTGTCTCAATACCAAGTCTTTGTTGTGCTCCTTCTGTCTCTCTAGTTTGTCTAAGTTGTGTGCCTCTTTCCGCTTCAGAAAGTCTTTCTTGAGTACCTGTAGTTTCTATACCTAATCTTTGCTGTGCCCCTTCTGTCTCTCTGGTTTGCCTAGTTTGAGCACCCTCTGTCTCTCTAGTTTTCCTAGTCTGAGCTCCCTCTGTTTCTCTTAATTCTCTTGTCTCAGTACCAGTTTCTCTAATTGCTTTACGTTCCTCTTCTCCTCTTGTTCCAAGAGTTGTACGCTCTTCAGCAGCTCTACTTGCTTCAGTTAATCTATCTTGTGTTCCCCTTGTTTCTGTTAATTGTCTATCTTGAGCACCAGCAGTCTCTAAACCTGCTCTGTATTCAAGACCTGTAGTAGTAATCCTTGCACGATCTTCTTCACCTGCTACTCTTTGAGTTGCTCTTGTTTCTTCTCCAGCTACTTTAGTTGCTAGTCTATTTTCTGCACCTGCTGCTTGTGTTCTTTTAATATCCTGTCCTGCAAAAAATTCAGCATTAACTCTGTCTAATTCTGCCCCTTTCTCCATGTTAAAAGTCTGCTGTTTATTAGCAGCTTCGTTTAAAGCAGTTTGTGTAGATAATGCTTGTGAACCTGTTTGTGTAAATTTTGTATCATTAACTTCTGCTGTTCCAAGTCCAGCATCTTTTGAGACTGCTGATTGTTTTTTAATCTGTGGAGGTGCTACATCTACATTTGCTGCTGAATTCTGATCACCCATTTTTTTTTTATACTTACAATAATTTAAATTTTAAATCAACTAACTCTGAATGTTGGTTGCCCAAATGGACGTTGCATTCCAAGACCAGCGAATCTGGTCGCAGCATCTTGTTGAGCAGCTATGGCTTGAGCTTGTTGAGCAAAATCTGTACCGGCTGCTAAAGCACGAGCCTGCATTGCATCAGGGAAACTCTGTCTACGTAATTCAGCCTGTAAACCTCGTCTTGTTGCATAATCAGTTTGTTCTCTTAAATCCTTATATATTTTTGGACTGGTTAAAGTGTAATTAAGAAATTCAAGTGCAGAATCTAAAGCTCTTTTACCTCTACTTTGTTTATTCATTGCTCTTTGATATTTTAAATCTGCATCCGTAATTTTATCTACATTGTCAACTGGATCTTTACTCTCTTTTTCGTTTACAGCTTTATTTTCTAAAGCTAATGATTCTTTAAGAGAAGTTGGTAATTGATAGTTACCACCAAATTGTTGACCATATCCTTGTAAAGACACATTATCTCCAGTAAATCCATAAAGAGGATTACCACCTCTTTTGTCAAAATCAAAAAGTTGTCCAGTAAATATATCAGCTATTCCTGCAAGGCCACCTGCAAGACCTTTAGGTCTATCTTTACCAACAAGCAATCCTCTTCTATCTATTTCTAATTCAGAAGTTGAGGGTAAACCTACTTTTAATGGTTGTATTCCAAGTGGTGTAGGTATGGGAATACCAAATTTACTTAAAAAATTATCTGATTTTTGAACAGTAGGCATTACAGGGACAAAATCCCTAATATTGTATCCACCTTTTTCAAGTTCCTTTATAGCTCCTTCTCTTGTAAGACCTAAATCTTTTTGATAATCATCAAATGTATAATTTACATATTTGTTACCACCTACCTTTCCGGTGTCCATACCTTTTAGATCGTGTTTTGACATCTTAATATCTGTACTGAGTTGTTAAAGCTTGACCAGCTTGTTGTGCAGCTGTTGCACCAAGATTTCTTGTGGCCTCAGCCATTCCTTGAGTCAACATTGCATTTGTTGCAATATTTTGAGCAATACCTCTGGCAGCAATGCTTCTTGCAAATTCATCCTTCTTAGCCTGTTCAGAGAACTTACGTAGTGTTGGAAGAACAATGTTTGTTGCATCTCTTAGAGACTCAGCGTCTTTTTGAGTTCTAAGTCTTTGACCAGCCTCTACACCTAATGGACTAAGAACATCAAGAGGTAAACCTGTTGGACCTATATTTCCATAAGGACCCATTCCGGGTGGTAATGGAACTCCTCCCATACCCTCATTACCAATCGTGTTATATCCTAGTAATCCTGCAGCCCCACCAAGAGTTGGGGACGCTGCCATAGCACCTCCTCCACCAAGTCCACCTGCAACTCTAGTAGTTGCTGCAATACCAGCTAATGGTACACCAGCTCTAACAGCTTTTTGAAGTACTTGAGGTGATAAACCAGTCATTCCAAGACCAGTGTTACCAAGAAATTTTTGTACGGCTTCACCACCTGCAAATCTTGCTGCCTTTCTTCTAGCAAAATCAGTAGCACCTGCACCTGATTGACCAGTAAGAGCACCAAATCCAGCACCTAATGCAGCTTCACCTATATTGCCTCTTCTTAATCCTGGGGCAGCTCCGGATACAGCACCAAGAACCGGTAAAAACTTTAAACCTAACTGACCAGCCAAAATTAATGGGTTCGCCATCTCTTCTTTCTTAAATACTTGTTAGCAATATTCTAAATTAACTATTCTTTGCTCTTAACTCTCTTTTTGCTTCACGCATATATTTGTGTAAAACATCCATATCTAACATCAAAATACCATTTTCTTCAACAACAGCCTCCGGAATAATCTTTTGAACTTGTTGTGCAGAAAAACCTGCTCTTAACTTCTGTTCTGGGTCAAACTCTTTCTTATACCTAAATTGAATAGGTTCTAATTGTTTTAACTTCTCAAGAGCACTCATTTAAATCTTTTACAAAGAACGCACATTCTGATAATACGTCATTTACTTCAGATACACAAAGTGGAGCAATATCTTCTTTTAATCTGATATCACAGAAAAGACCACCAAGTAATCCTCCTACTACTCCTCCTACTCCAGGTACAATCGCATTGCCAATTGCTGCTCCGGCCATTCTGCCAACATTACTTTTTTGTTCTTTCTTCTGCTGTGCAGCAATCATATTCTGCTGATTTTGTTGAAGTATTGCCTGTTCCCTAGCAGTATTATCTGGATTATATACAAATAAATTATCTCCAACTCTTCCATAACTTCCTCCTCCGCCTGATGCAAACCCTCGACTAGCCATTTTATCTAAAAATTTTTCATATTTTGATTTATTTTTTTCGGGATTATATGATTGCAAACCTTCTACAAAATAATCAAATTTTCCCATTTTTTTATCATCATCCTCAGCATCAGCATCAGATTTAAGAGTAAAAGGTCCTCTTTTGTCAAAATCATAACGATCACCAGTTAGGAAGTCTGCAAACCCACCAGCAAATCTTGAAATACCACTACCAAGTTTATCGTGAAAAGTCATTAAATTATACCTTTTTAAAAATTATAAAATCCCTATGCACGTAATCCTGTTCCATAAAGCCCTCTACCAAAAATACCTACCTCATCTAAAATACTCTTTTCGAATGATCTATCTCCAGTCATTCCATACAATGATCCGGGATATTGAGCACCCGGAATTCTAGATTCAGCCCTTGCTCTTACTAATTCCATGTCATGCATAAACTTTTGATTCTGTAATTGCTGGCTCATTAAAAAATTCTGCATTTCTGCAGTTCCTACACCAGATCTCATTGGCTGACTATATTCAGATTGCTGATCTAACATTCCAGATGCTGCAAGACCTGTTCCAAAAACTGCTCCTTGACCTAACAAACGTCCAGCTGTAGGAATAGCAGATTTAGGACCCTCTCTTAACAACATAGGAACTTCACTTCCAGTTTTACCTACTAATTGTGGAGCAAATTTAGCTTTACCTGCTTTTAAAGCACTTGTTGCTATATTTTGTCCTACCTTCCCACCTAAACCAAAAGCTTCATCAAGATAAGAACCTAATGCTCCTCCTGCTGTTCTTAAAAAATTTTTTGTGATTTGTCCTTTCATTACACTGCCACAGAATTACTTGGGGATTTACCTGCGACATTTGGATCACTATCCGCACTACCATCAGTTGCTGGATTTGAAGACAATTGAAGCAAGTTGTTTGGTTCTACTATTCTATCAGGCTCAATCAGTCCCTTACCTTGGGCACTATTAGGTCCTCCTAATGCAGCATAATATTTACTTAAAAAAATTTGTGCCCTTGCGTTATTCTCTCCTTCAAAAGTATTACCATAAAAGCCTACTCTATTATCAATTTCAAATTGTGCTCGTTCAGCATCCTCTGTTGGAAAACTTTCATAGAAAGTATCCATTTTGGGATTATTTTTAATAAACTCAGTTACCTCTGGATTAGGTTTAAAAAAGTTTTGTGATGATCTAGTAGGTCCTGTAAAAAAACCTGCAGGCGACTTACCACCTTTGACAGCCTTATCTTTTGGACCATCTAAATTAAATTTAAGGTTGGTAAGTTTTACACCAGCCATATTTAAGACTCAAATAGTGCTTTCTCTAATTGTGCCACTAATAAATCATCTACTTTGTTTCCAGTCTTAGCTGCTGCCTTTTTTAACAGGGAAATTACAAATTTTTTAATAAGATCATCTAGATCTCCTGGAATTTTATCAACTGCCTTGTTAATTACGTTGATTGCGATTGGTAGTAAAAACTTAGTCATAATTTTTGTTTAATAATTCTAATCTAGCAAAGGTTACATCTCATGGTTGGTAATCTTTTAATTTAGATATGTCTACAAAAGTATCAAAATCCTCTTTCTTTGTTTTTTCGCCTATACCTCTTTCACCTCTTCCAGCAAGACCTAAAAGATAATTAAATTTTCTGCGACCAATTGACTCTTCTGGTGTAGAAGGATCATCAGGATCTTGACTTATTTCTCTAAAAACATCTGTTGGTGCTGGATAGGTATATTTTGTAGTTTTTTTTGCTTTAGGATCAGATATTGCAAAACCAATTGTAGGGTCACCATTTGTAGAAGGATTAAGTTCTATTCCACTAGCTTTTGACCCCATCTGCCCATAACGAATAATACTTTGAGGAGGAAAATTTGAAAGAAATCCGTTTGCTTTATCTAGGGTTGATGGTGGTGCAACAGCATCATCAGTAAATTCTACAGGTACTGATTTAGTTCCTTGTGTTTCTTCGTCTAGTACTACAGTTCTAGGATTATTAGGGTCATCACTTTTAAAATCTGAATGAATTTTCGCATATTCATTTCTTGACATTCTTTTTTTAGCAGTTTTTTGTTTTAGTCTCATACGTGCAGCATCTCTTTCCTCTTGTGGTATGCCTGCTTGAATAGCTTCAAATGCTGCTTGATCTTTTCCTGCTAATTCATTAGGACTTCTTCCAACTTGCATCTCACTTGGTGTAGGTGCGTTTTCTACTATTTGATCCATTGCTTCTTTATTTCTCTCCATAGCGTCCATTCTTCTCATCTCTTTATGGAAACTGGATAAATCTTGTGTCGAACTAGTATTAGTACCCATTCTTGGATTAGGTTCTTCACCACCCCTTATGTCCTTCACATCAGGATGGTCATTCAAAGGAGAGCCAGAAACAAGCGTACTATCATCAACTAACTCTTCTTTTTGTTGATCTAATGCAAATACACCCTTTAATGCCTTATCAAGACCCCTTTTCTTTCTAAATTTTGATATAAATTCTGGACTAGCCGTTGTTCCTACGTCTTCACTCATTAAACGTGGTACATTCAATGGATTTGTTCCATATAAAGCTGAAGGTGAACTTTCTTCAGCTTCACTTAAAACTTCTGCAATATTAGGAACATTATCCGCCATTTGGGAACCTTGCTCCATTTTTTTATCAATAACATTTTGTGCAGTCGAGTTTATAACTACGTTTTGACCATAATTACCAGCAGTTGTAGGTTGCTGCGTAATTCCCATTTTTATCTGTGCAGTCTCTCTATCAAATGCTTTTTCTTTCATTTTTTGCTCATGTCCCAATATTGCTAACTCTTTTCGTGCTTGGACAGTTCTTTCTGCTGCTGTCATCGGCTCATCCATAGTTACAGACTCAGACTCAGCTTTATCTGCCTGATTCCTTAATTGTTCCTGCATTCTTGCATTTTCTGCCTCACTTGCTGCAACTAATGGTGCTCCAAGAGCCATAACAGCACCTCTTCCAATATTTTTTACTAAATTTCCTGTTTTTTCTAGTAAATTCGGTTTTCTTG